TCGTGTCATATATCAGGTGCTAATTTTAATTTTCCACCATCTTCTGCATTAGGACCAGCACCAAATGGAAAAGATTGAGCGCCAGTACCACCAGCAGATTGTGTACCACCTAAACCACTATTATGACCACTACCACCTCTTGGTGCTGGACCTGGATCCTGTGGTGCGCCATCGCCACCAGTTGAACCACCACCCTGACCACCATATTTTCCAGGTGTACCTGCGTTTGATGCTGCTGCGCCACCACCGGAACCACCAATCACTAAAGCGGCAGCGTGTAAGTTATCTACATTGAGAGGTGAAAATGGTTCTGTGAATACACCGGTAAGTGCGCCACCTCTAGCACCACCTGCACCACCACCGATTTCTAGTTCAGCAGCAATAACAGCACCATTTGGACCCATATCACCACCACTACCAATTAGAATATGTAGTGTTTGATCCCCTGCGATTGTGTATTGTGCAGTAGTGTAACCGCCACCACCACCTCGACCTGCGGTGCTTCGTCCACCGCCACCAGCACCCCAGACTTCAATAGTGATTACTTCTGGTACAATGCCATCAATTCGTGTTAAGCGTCGTCTTCTTGCTCTCATGGTAGAGTCGCCACCAAATTCATTATCTGGTACACTATATGAACTTGATGTATATCTGGCATTGCCTTTTGTGACACGGAACTCATCAATGAAGCCCGCAAATCCTGTACTATCTAGTGGGCCTCTGCCAACACGGAGAGCATTACCACTCAAACCAGAAGTTGCAAATGTGCCTTGAGCAACACTAACACCATCTAGTGAAATTACTAGATTGTCGGATGCTCTTGAAAATGATACGAACTGCCAAGCACCTGTTGCGACTTGTGTGCCTGATGATTGAGTTAGGGCAGTTGCACCACGATATGCTGTTAGGAAAGAGTCGCTACCACTTGTAGCGATACCAAAGTTTACGCCATCGGCAGTTAGAGAAGCGATAACATTGTTACCTGATAATGTAGTTGGATAAATCCAACCCTCAATAGTAAAGTCTCCACTTAAATCAAATTCAGCCGCTTTACCTGTTTCGATGTAGTCACCGTCACCATCAAGTTTTAAAGACCTTGTACCAAACTTTGCTTGGTCTGCACTCAAAACCGCATCACCAAAAATCTGTACATCGGCGGTATTTGCAATATCTTGAATAGGCATAATTAAGTTCCCCTATGTTTGTAAAAGAAACGATACATTAGCAGCTAATGGATCATCATCGAATGTGCCACCTTCTCTAGTACTAAATGCTCTTGCGATGTATGAGTTAGTATTTGCTGTAGAGGAATTAAATGTTGCTGTATCTGTTTTTGAGTTCCATGTACTACCACCCACAAAGGCAGTTGTGTTTGCATAGAAGGCAACAGATGTAACAACAGTTTGTTGTAATTGACGATCACCAAAATCGCCAGTTGTTTGTTGTAATTCGTTTGCACCATCGAACAATGTAAAGACAGAAGATGAGTTGGCAGAGATTAAACGTTCGTCTTTTACGTTAATCGCCAACTCACCTTCTTCCAGTGAACCTGGCACCTGGCCTGCTGTTGATGACCTTTTTAATTTGATAATTGATGCCATAATAATCTCCTGCTAGAAAGAACCACCTTCTACTGTCGCTGCTTCTGCGGCAATAAAGGCATTAGTATTAGCAAGTGTTGCTTTAAATGTAGTAGTATCTATCTTAGCAGACAGAAGACTATTATCGACAACAGAGTTGGCAAAACCTGATACGCTTGTAACAACAATACTATCAGGGGTCAAATCTTCAACAGCGGTTTGACCTACTGATACGGCTTTCACACCACCAGTATGTACTTGAAAGATACCAGTGCCATTAGATGAATAAATTTTCTGGTCTTTGGTGTTGATTGCTAATTCACCAACCTGCAAATCTGACAGAGATGGTGTAGCACCAGCAGTAGAAGACCGTTTTAGTTTAATAATCGATGCCATATTGTCAACCCCTTTCTATTCTACAAGTTAAGGTGAGAGGAGTATAGTATACCCCTCCCACCGATTTTAGTCAAGTAGATTAGAAAGAACCACCATCGATAATGGCATCAAGTTGTGCCTGGGCATAACCTGTGCCAGTAGTATCAACAGTTACGCCTGGATCTGCCTGTAAGTCTTTGAAGACTTTGAAGACACCATCAGTGGCGTCACGGAAGATACCAGAGTACTTAGAGGTTGAACCTTCATCGTACAAGGCATAGAAACCTGTGTCAACTGCATCTGTTTGGTTATTGGATGCCAACTTGATTAGTGGATCCATAACTTCTAGAGTTGTAGTTGAAATGTAGGTTACTTCACCTTCAACTGCCAAGTTACCGTCAATATGAGTGTTACCAGAAACTGTTAGGTTTGTGCTAACTGTCATACGACCAGTATGTGCAAATAGACCAGAAGACTCTGGATTTGCTTTGGTCAAGAAGTCACCGCTAAGTGTTGAACTCAAGTTGTTAATACGAGTGTTCGTATTAGCAAGATCACTTGCTTGCTTTGCCTCTTGAGTATCTAAAGCACTCTGTGTAGCAGTATTCAAGGCACGAATAGCAGTGTTAGTTGCTGTTAAGTTTGTATTCAACAAAGCAATTGCAACGTTAGTGTTTGCTAGGTTGCTTGCTTGTTTTGCTTCCTGTGTATCCAAAGCACTCTGTGTAGCAGTATTAAGCGCACGGATTGCTGTGTTAGTACCAAGAAGGTTAGTGTTCAACTGAGCAATTGCTAAGTTGGTGTTACCAAGACCACCACCTGCTGAAGCTTGAACAGAAGCGATGAAGGCATTAGTATTTGCCAAGTCACTTGCTTGTTTTGCTTCTTGGGTGTCAAGGGCGCTTTGAGTAGCAGTATTCAAAGCACGAATGGCAGTGTTAGTAGCAGTCAAGTTAGTGTTTAACAGAGCGATTGCAACGTTGGTGTTTGCCAACTCTGCTTTAGCAGTGTTACGGTTGTTAGTAATTGATGTACCATTGTTGGTAATCAAAGTACGCAAAGCAGTGTTAGTTGCTGTTAGGTTAGTGTTAACAAGAGTAACACGAGCAGCTTGTGAGGCAATTGAAGTATTGGTGTTTGCCAAATCACTTGCTTGCTTTGCTTCTTGCGTATCCAGTGCTGACTGGGTAGCAGTGTTCAAAGCGCGAATAGCAGTGTTGGTTGCTGTCAAGTTGGTATTAACAAGGTCAATACGATCTGACAACGCACCAGAACCACCACTTTCAAGTGCTGCTAGACGACTGTTAGTGTTTGCTAGAGCAGAACGTTCTGCTGTTTGTACTGAAGTAATGAATGCATTGGTGTTGCCTAAAGAAGCCTCACCGATACGAACAACAGCACCACCAGATTGTTTAGAATAGATTACTCGGTCTGCAAGGTTAATCGCAACCTCACCTACCTCTAGGTCACTTGCTGATGGTACAGCACCACCTGTAGATGACCGTTTGAGTTTAATTACTGAAGCCATTTAAATATTCTCCTATAGGGATTTTAAGATTTTTTCGGCATGGGCGGTAGCCCACCTCGGATAACTAGTTTTCCAGAAGGACTGGGTTTTGACTCGCTCTTCTCAGAGGGAGTCTCATCATTGATATTTTCAACCGGGTTCATGTTATTAACTTCACTTTCATTATCAAGTTTTCCACCGAAAAGATTGCCGAACACACTTTTAATATTCATCGTTTGTTCATTCTTTTCTGTGAATCTTTTATTGAGGATATTTAACTTACCCTCGTTTTCTTTATTTATTTTTTCGAGTTCTTCTACTCGCTGATTTAGATATGAATTTTTTGCTTCAAGCAACATTTTTTCTTGCAAGAGATCATTAATATATTTCTGTTGTCTATCTATATATGAATCAATAACATCTAACTTTTTGTCATCCATTTCATTAATAATCCCCACCGTCTAAAATGTTTATTCCGAAACTTGGTGTACCATTTGCTGCAATCTGTAGAATATTACCATTAGCACCTGACGCAAATCCAATCGTTGATGTATTGGCACCAAACATAACACCATCTTTGGTCATTGAACTTAGGCCTGTACCACCTTGTGCCACACCTAATACACTTGACAGAATAAGAGTTGTGATGGTAGTATTACCAGTAAATGTCTGATTGAAGTTGTTAGCAGAACCACCACCAACACCAAACGACCCAATATATCTTGCTCCACTTATATATACGCTCTTGCCAGAGAAGTTTATACCATTTGGTAGATTATCTCCAATAAAGTGCAGTACACCACTTTGGTAGTCAAAGAACCATTCGTCGTCATTACCAGAACCAACAGCAAAGACTTGATCACCACCACTTGCACCAGAAGCATCACCGCTAGTGTGAATATAAACTTTCACACCATATGATGAACCAATCTCTGGTGGAATCCAATCTGCTGAACCAGTTTTCCATGTGCGATTTGCTGTCGCACTACCATCTGCCGTCGTCTCGACAGGTGCAGATGTAGGATACACTCGCACAACTCCAGATGTAGAACCAGGCATAACGCTAGGAATAGAACCAGCATTTTTCCAGACCTTATCACCACGAAGCAATAGAGGACTGGCAATAGATTCGTTTGGTGCTTTCTTATTAGCATTCGTGTCGGTTTTGGTCAGACCATAACCAACCTTCTTCCAAAGATAGTCTAACTTTTGGGAGTCAGAGATAGCCATTTAACTTGCGACTCCCACGCTTACTGAGGTGATTGACTGACCAGAGGTCAAGGCAAAACGAACCAACACTACATTGCCTGTTGCATTGGACATATTCTCGCTTCCTAGTGTTAGAGTAAATGACCCATTTAAACTTGAACCAGTAGATATTCTGTCACCAGTTGTGAATGCACAACCGTTAGAACCATTACCACCATTTCCAGTATCACTACCAGGTACGCCAGAACCAGCATATGTTACGCTAGTATCCAACCAACCATTCAACCCACTCGCACTATCAATCGCCGTTCCTGGTGCTGCGATGAAGCAACCAGCGATACCTGTTGTGCTGACAATATTTAGATCAAAGTTAGCGACTGTCTGTCTTCTAAATGCAAATGTAAAGTATTGTGTACCTGTATCGCCACTTCTGTTTGGTCCCACTGGTAGATAACCAGAACTATAGTTTGTTACATCATGTTTGATTATACCAAGTCTGACAGTTGCTTCTTTCGTACCAGCAACACCAGGGTCGCTAGACTCGCTATACAGACTGTTAGTGTAGAAGTTTGTTGACCCATTGAATGAGGGTGTGTCTGCCGTAGCAGCACTTAGGTCAAAGATACGGACACCATCATCATCGAATGTTGAACCTAGAGAATCACTAACCGCAATAGCTTGCTCAACAATACCAGACTGTGATGCCGTGTGTACTTGAATCTTTCCAGAGATTGAACTGTAGGAACTGATACCATTTACGTTTCTTACTCTTATTTTTGCTGTATCGATAGTTCTGACACTAGAACTTGTGATTGGAATACTAAGATTGCCAATCGCATAAGGACTTGCGACACCAGTGTTGACAACGGGAACACCGCTTGACAACATGGTAGACGCGCCATCAATATCAGAATAAGAATAATTTTGATTACTAAATGCAGATGAAGATGTTCCTTCCTCGTTTGTATCTGAATCAATTTCAACAATATTATTTTGGTCAGTGTATGCTTGACCGACCAGATTGCTTACTGTCGTGCCTGACAGTGTGAGTGTTGGTGAGCCTGTATTATAGTATGGAATACCTGAGATGTATCTCTTTGAACCACCGCTGCCTTCAGCGAGTGTGCCAACAGCACCAAACGATGAGACGCTTGTCAAGTCATCTTTCAACATGGCAACATAGTTAGAGTTGCCCGTTGCACTATGTTCAAGCCTGAAGTCAGAAACACCTTTTGACAGACCACCGATTGCCTTGCTAATATTAGCAGTAAAGACTTGATAGAAGTTTGATGGGTATGATGCATCTACAGCATTGAAATCTGGTTGACTGCTTACGACAAGGCTAGTAGTCGTACCTGTCTCACCAGAACTTGTTGTGAATGTACGCGCACCATCAGCAGATCCGTTGATTACGGCAGATAGTGTACCAGCAGCACCATTGAATGCATTAGATGCACTGGTTGTTGTGACTGTACCAGAGGTATATCGTCTAGCAGTAGATGTTGTTAAACTTGCACCCGCTGATAGTGGATTGCTTGTGCTGTTATCTGTGAAACCAGATGCGAGTTTTGGTGATGTACCAACCGAACTTGTGCTAAACGAAATAGTCTTTGTGCTTAGATTTGCTGGTGCAGATGGTACTGCCTTCATATTGTATGTGATACTTTCTGTATCT